TACAGGGTTAACCGCTGGTCAGCCATACTTCTTGGATCCCCAGTTCGGTAAGACTGGTGGATATACACTCAACGTCCCCGCTGGTTCTGGGGTAACGAAGAAAAAGCTATTTATAGCCATATCAGGAACAGAAGGATTTGTTCAGATTGGACCATCTGACGTATTGTAATAATGAGTATGCACCGTAAAAAATGTGGTGGTTGTAACTGTGGTAAAAATAATCAATATAAATCAAAACACCCCCTAAGAAAGAGTGTAGATAAATTGAAAAATCCTTTGACAATGATGCAGTCGTTTGCAATGTCTCTCGCTTCTCGTGGTCTGACTAATAAAAAGGCAGATATACCAACTAAACAATTACGGACATTGAGTTGTTTTGGTGATGAGTCTATTGGTGGATCTTTACCTCCATGTGAGGGTCTAGGGAAAAGTGAAACTAAGGGTAGATTCTATTGTACTGAGTGTGGCTGTGGGGACAGAGAAGGTACTTGGCTAAATTCAACTAATGAAAGTTATTCCAAATTAGATTATCCCAAACTTTACTGTCCGAAAAAAATGCCGGGATTTAATAATTATATCGTGTCAGAAACTAAAGACAATAGTAGGAAATATATCATAGAAAACTATGATGCAGCACAATTAGTTAAAATAACTGTGTCATCACCAGATATGCCCGAAGACAAAAAGCCGATAATATAATTATTTTAGACCTCAAAATCCCCTAAATAACTAAGAGGTGTAAATATGTCAAATCCAAATTCAAGAGAAACCCTTATTGATTATGCTCTTAGAAGACTCGGTTCTCCCGTTGTCGAGATAAATGTAGACTATAAGCAAGCAGAGGAGCGACTTGATGACGCTCTAGAGTATTTTTCAGAACGTCACTTTGATGGTGTTGAGAGATGCATTTTTGCATATCAAATCACTGAAGACGATATCAATAACCAGTATATCCCCACATCTAAAATACAAAAAGCCATGGGCTTTGGAGACGCACCCGGACCAACAGGTAAAGACCTTTTATCGATTGTTCGGGTATTTAAATTTGGTGCTCTTGCAAACCAAGACATGTTTGACATTCGGTATCAATTAGCCCTAACAGATTATTTCGGAATCAACCGTGGTCTGGGAATGGCTAGTTCACTGGGTCTAGCTGGATATGACAGCACCATGAGATATATTAGCATGGTAGAACAATTCTTTAATCCAGAACACATTATCCACTTCAGTAAGGTCACTGATAGACTCATAATGGATACTGATCTATCTAGAGATTGTTCCCCCGGACAGTATGTTGTTATTGAAGGATATGCCACATTAAATCCAAACAACTATCCAAAGATTTTTAACGACCGTTATCTGAAAGAATATGTCACTGCACTAATCAAACGACAGTGGGGAGCAAACCTATCTAAGTTTGATGGTGTTCAGATGCCGGGTGGTGTCACACTCCGTGGTGGTCAGTTGTATCAAGAAGGATCAGCAGAGGTTGCAGCACTTGAACAACGAATGCAATCCGAATACGAACTTCCACCACACTTCATAACGGGATAATATGGCACAGAATCCATACATCAGAGATGTTAATAATGAACAAAATCTTTTAGAGGATCTGAATGCTGAATTCATTCGTGCTCTCGGAAGAAACTGCTATTATATCCCAAGAACACTAAATGACTATGATCCAATATATGGTGAAGACACTAGGTCATCATTTGATCAGGCATATCTTATTGAGATGTATATGGAAAATCCGCAGTCTTTCGGTGGTGATGGAGATATCGTAGGAAAATTTGGTATTGACCTTAGAGATAAAGCAACTTTCAGAATAGCAACACGAACATTTGAACGAGAAGTTACCAAAAGAGATTCTACCATTGTTCGACCTCGCGAAGGTGATCTAATATACTTTGTCTTATCTGACAGTCTATTTGAGATAACCTTCGTAGAACATGAAAATCCACTCTATCAGTTAGGTAATCTGTACTCATTCCTTGCATTTAGTGAATTGTTTGCCTATAATAATGAAGATTTTAATACCGGGATATGTGAAGTCGATGAATGCTTTGCGCGAGCAAGAAAAGAACTTGCTCAGATTGTCACTGTTGGTGCGCCAACAGGAACTACAAATACGGTGTCTGAGTTCTTCGAGGGTGAAACTGTATTCCAAGTTGGTAACACGTATGGTGAGTATACTAACATTGATGAAGCCACTGCGAGTGCTCAAGTTATCAGTTGGGATAGTCAAACCCTACAACTAACCCTTGGAAATATTACTGGATCGTTTGTAACATCAGATACAACATCTGCGATTAAGGGAACCGAAAGTAACGCTGAAAGGTTTGTTGGTGGTACTGGCAATGCAGACTTCTTCAGCCAAATCAATAGCGAAAGCGAAACTCTTCAGGGTGACAATGAAGATTTACAATTAGAAGTCGAAAAAGATGATCTGATTGATTTTTCTGACACAGATCCATTTTCCGGAGGTAATTACTAGTGTTTCAATATTACAACAATGAATCTCTGAGAAAACTGGTCGTTGGATTTGGTAATCTTTTCAATGACATGTATGTTGCCAAATATGATAAAGATGGTGACATCATCGAAAAAGATAGAGTTCCTCTGACTTATGGACCAAAAGAAAAGTTCATAAGAAGAATCAAAGAAGTCAGTACGATCTCAGACACCACCAGAACACGAATCACTTTACCTAGAATGGGCTTTGAGATGTTGGGTATGAGTTATGATCCAACGAGAAAATCCAATAAACTAAGAACAACTAGTGGAACAATTTCTGATGGTAGTCAAGTATATAATTATGCTGAAGTTCCATATCTTATAAACTTTGGATTATATACTTTTACTAGAACAATTGAAGAGAATCTACAACTGGTCGAGCAGATTCTACCAATATTTGCACCAGAGTTTATTATCTCGATGAATTTCAGTGATATCAATAAAAGGGTAAATGTTCCTATTATTCTTACCAGTACAGGAATTTCAGAAATTTACGAGGGTGATTTTTCGGAAACACGAAGCATCACAACTACGTTCAGTTTCATAGCAAAGAGTTACGTATATGGTGAGCAAAAAAAATCACCAATTATCGAACAAGCAGATCTCAGATTCTTTGCAGAGGAAGATGTAGAAAATGCTGCACCATCAGGTAAACCTCTACCAGTACCAGAAACACCAGAAATTACACCAGCTCCTGATATCCCTGACGCACCGAGCTTTGGAACAGGTAACGAAATAATCGATGATGCAACTCCAATTGATCCAGTGGATGTATCAGATCCATCAAAACCTGCAATAGTATACCCCATAGGAAACACGTCAATCACAGATTCTACTGGCAATCTTGTAACAACTCCTGCAAACGGAGCGGGACCACTTGCAATAAATGGATATTATCCATTATACACCACACCAGAGTTAGCAGTTCTTGCAAGTCCAAGCCCTACATCGGTCAGAGAAAATGAAACAACTATTGGATACCACACTCACGAATTTGGTGATGTTACATATTACATGCCTAATGGGTTGGGTGCAGCCCAGTTTCACGGAAACTATGAGGGGCCCGGACTAAATATTGGATAAAGGTGAAATAATGAGTGATAAAATTTCGGAAGCTCTAGACACTTCATTCGAAGCAAAGAAACCAGAAGAAGTCAAAAAAGAGCTAATGCAAAGTAGAAAAGAAGTAAAGGTGGACATGGATGACTCAGAAAAAGACTACAACAAAATACGTACAAATCTTTACGAACTTCTTGGTGATGGTAAGGAGGCGATAGATGGCATACTTAAAGTGGCTTCTGAGGGAGATGCGCCTAGGGCTTATGAAGTCGTCGCAACACTCCTTAAAACAGTGGCTGATATAAACAAAGATCTTATGGATCTACACAAGCAGGTTAAGGATGTGAATAAAGACGAGACCGTGCATAACCACAATACAACCAATGCGATCTACGTTGGGTCTACCTCCGAGCTACAGGATCTAATCAACCCTGACAGAAGTAGAAACAAAGAGATCATTGAT